CCTACTAAGACACTCAATATTGCTCTTGCTGGCACTGGTGTTGGCAAGTCACTTTTTATGTGTCATTGTGCCGCTGGAGCTATGTCGCAGGGTAGAAATGTACTCTATATCACTATGGAAATGGCTGAAGAAAAGATTGCAGAAAGAATAGATGCAAACTTATTGAATGTCACCATTGATGATTTAGTGAATCTACCGAAAGATATGTATGATAAGAAGATTGCCAAACTAAGAGAGAAAGTTGTTGGTAAACTAATCATCAAAGAGTATCCAACCGCATCGGCTTCTGTTACACACTTTAGAACATTACTCAATGAACTCAATCTTAAAAAATCTTTTGTACCTGATATTATATTCGTTGATTACCTCAATATTTGTTGTTCTTCTCGTATTAAGGCAGGATCAAACATTAACTCTTATACCTATGTCAAGTCGATTGCCGAAGAACTGCGAGGTCTTGCCGTTGAATGCGGAGTACCAATTGTTTCGGCTACACAAACAACTAGGTCGGGTTTTACCAGTTCCGATCCCGGACTTGAGGACACAAGTGAGTCTTTTGGTCTGCCAGCAACCGCTGACTTGATGTTTGCTTTAATTTCTTCTGAAGAACTAGAAGAACTTGGACAGATTATGGTCAAACAGTTGAAGAATAGATACAATGACCCAACAATGTATAAACGATTCACACTTGGTGTTGACCGTGCAAAGATGAGACTATATGATGTTGAACAATCTGGTCAAGATGGTCTCGCTGATGCTGGTATCACAGATAAACCACTTAATACATTTGGTGACCGTGAAAGACCAAAGAAGAAATCATTTGATGGATTTAAAGTATGAACACAACACAAATCAAAAATGTAAATATTAAATTTAATAATGGTGTTTGGAATCCTAAAACACACCATATTTTATTGAAATATAATCCAAATTCAGAACTAGGTTTTGGTGTAGTTGTTGTGCCTGTTGATTATGAGGCACCAATTGAAGATTTATCCATGGCCAATGAAATTTTGAAAAAGTTTAAAATATGAATTTAACTAGAGAACAGGCATTGTATTGCTCAAATGCTTTCCATGAATATTTTAGTGACATGGGAAGTATTGAACAATACATGCGGGACGAGAAACTAAAATCTGTTGCTGAAATACCAGCATCATTGTTTCCACCAGAAGATGATTTGTTTTCAGATTTCTCCATGCACCCAAGTGATATGGAGATTGAAGTATGTGAGATACCAAATGATACATGGGAAACATTAGTTGCCATTACTTCATCTCATGTCAACAAGGCACCAGTTGGTAAAAATATTCAGTTGGCAGTCAAAGAGAAGAACACAGGAAAGATTCTTGGTTTTATTCGTCTTGGTTCACCAGTCATCTATATGAAACCACGTAATGAACTATTAAATCATGTTTGGATTCAGGATCCAGACACAGCCAAACGATTCAATCAATCTACTATTATGGGTTTTGTTATTGTACCGGCACAACCTTTTGGATTCAATTACCTTGGTGGTAAATTGTTATCTGCCATCTGTACCTCACATACAGTTAGAGAAATGTGCAACAAGAAATATGATATGAACCTTTGTTTGTTTGAAACTACCAGTTTGTATGGTACAACAAAGGCAGTATCACAGTATGATGGTATGAAACCGTATATTCGGTATCAAGGTCTTACCGAATCTGATATGGTACCAATGATGCACGGACCAAGATATCATACACTCAAAGATTATGTGGAAAGTTTTACTGGAGATTTATTGGCTGGTGATACATCAACTACCAGTAGAAAACTTAGAACCTTTACCAAGATTATAGCTTTAACTAAAGCAGCACTTAAAGGCAGTTCTGAAGGGGAGGCATTCCAAGCAACGATTGAGAACGCTAAGGGGTTGACAGAAAAGAAAAGATATTACACTTCAGACTACGGATTTGCCAACATGGTTGATTTTATGAATTGTAAAACAGATAAATTATTGCCTGGTGAAAATTATCACAAACATGAATTGGAAAATGTTGTTGCTTGGTGGAAAAATAAGGCTATAAATAGATACGATACTCTTAAATCTGAGGGTAGATTACGTACCGAATTAGAAGTTTGGACTTCAGGTAAAGATATACAAATTATTAGGTAAAATGAAAACACAAACTGTAAGAAAACCAGATGGTTCTCCTTCAAAAGACGATAATGCCGAAACATCTCAAGCCTTATTTTGTGCTATGGCAGATTATCTTGGAACAACTAAAATTGATGAGTGGTTTAATCCAACCAAGATAAAAGATAAAACGAATAAACTCAGTACGTATAGTGGTTTCAAAACAAAATGGAATGCTGAGTTTGGTCCTAAAGGTGCAGCAATAAAAGAAATATTTGAATCTAGAGTTAAATCTGGAAAAGCAACATACAAACAAATTGATGATTTTTTATCAGAGAAAAATGATTGGTATGTATCTTCTGTATTGATTGCTAACGCTCTAATTAAAGATACTGACAATTTAGGTAAAATACATAATAAGATAAAAGGTATTGGTTGGACTTCAATATTTTATGACCATAAAAACATTACTATGGAAAATATAGAAGTTCTATTCAATCAGGCAAACGACAAACAAAAGAAGAACCAAGATACAAAAACCAAAAGTTCTTTTATTCCTTTCGGTGATATTAACAAATGGTGTCCAGCAGATATCTATTTTGCATCACCAAAAGCTGAGAATAAGATAACAGAAGCAACTTCAGGTAAATTATTCGACAACATGAATTTTATGGAATTAAATGAAATGTTGGGAAATCTAATTGAAAGTGGAGACTTGTTGCCTCTATCACTAAAAAAACAAACATCAAGTGTAACTATCAAAAAAGTTAATTTTGATAAAACTAAAGATTGGAAAGAAATAGAAAAGATTGGTGGTGGTCGAGTTGATTGGACACCATATCCATCAAGTACAGCAAAATTACCAAAATATCCTCCTGCTAGAGATTTAAAAATATTTTTGAAAAATACTAATAGTGAAAGTGATAAAATAGTATTTCGCCATGATGCTTCAACAGCAAGTTTTAAAGGTGAAATTGTATTGAAAGGTATGGAGGCTAGAGGTGGAAGTTTAGGATTTGAACAGATAGTATCAATCATAGGTTTAATTGACCCTAGTTTACCAGCACCACTCAAAGCTACCTTCAATTCAGGTAATACAACTTACAAGACTAAAAAGAAACCAATCAGAGAAGAATATGAGGCTGCTGTTAAGTATGGAGGATTAAATATTAAATCACAAAATCCATCAGACAAAAAAGCAATCGCTAAAATTAGAAAAGAAGTAGAGTATGATGAAAAACTTGGCCAACTGAGTGGTGTTTATGTAACAAATAAAGTTATGAAACCAATTTATGAGTTCTTACAGGATGATGAGAATAAAGCCAGTTTTGTTCGAATGATATATGCATATGCAGCATCACAATCATTTGAATCCGCTAGATTTGTAGTAGCCAAATAATTTAGGGTAAAATATGAAAAATATTATTGACGATGATGATGATTTTGGTTTCTCTGCTATCTCAGCAGCAGATTATGAAGCAAGAATTTCTAAAGCAGCCAAAGATGCTGAATATGACGCATCTTCATTGACTGCTAGCCAATATAAAGCACAACTATTGGAATTGGAAAAAATTATTATTCCATTCTTAACAAAACTACGTGATACTGGTGACAAAGAATACATATATTGGCCAAATCGTGGTCCTGCATTGGATAAACAAATAGAGAAAGTATTGAAAATAACTAGAGGATGATATGAGTGCTACTGTGATTATACCAACGACTGGTTCTCCAGAGTTGCGTAAAGCTATTGATTCTGTATTGAAACAAACTTATCCAACAACTTGTTATGTTGTATCAGATGGTTTAAAAAACCATTCTAAGACAAGAATGATTGTTGATGATTTCCCTGCCAAACATATAGAAAAATGTTATTTGCCTTTGAATGTAGGTGCCAATGGCTTTTATGGTCACCGAATCTACGCCGCATTCACACATCTAATTGATACCAAGTATGTTCTATATCTAGACCAAGATTGTTGGCTGGAACCAAACCATGTACAATCATGTATTGAAACTATTGAGAAGAATAACTTAGATTGGTCTTATTCATTACGCAACATAACAGACAAAGATGGTAACTTTCTATGCAAAGATGATTGCGAATCTTTAGGTAGATGGCCAGTATTTTCTGGTGATTACAGTCACATAGATACTAATTGCTATTGCCTTAGGACTGACCATGCGATAAGATTAGCGTCTGTCTGGCATGGAGGTTGGGGACAAGATAGAGTTTGGTTCAATGTATTGTCTCAAGCATTCTCCGACTATAACTGTACAGGTGAATATACTGTAAATTATCGTGTTGCTGGAAATGAAGGTTCTGTTAAACCAGAATTCTTTAATTATGGTAACAAAATTATGAATGATAAATATAATGGAGCATTGCCATGGCGAAACAAAACTTAATTATTGGCGGTTCAATCAATTACGGAATCAATCAACTTAAACCTTGGGTCTTATCAGCCAAAGAAATTACAACACACAATACAGATATTGTTTTGATTTGTGGTAATACTTCTAAAGAAACTATTGAATGGTTGGATGAACAAGGAGTTTTTACTGTTGATTTGATACAAGTGCCAAATATTCCAATTCATGTTCTTCGTTTCTTATCAATCTATGATTATTTAAAAGATAATTGGTTGAATTATAATCATGTTGTTACAACAGATGTGAAAGATGTATACTTTCAAACAGACCCATTCAAATGGTTAGATTACCATAACATCGGTGTCAAAGATATGCACCAGATTGTTGCTGGTTCAGAATGTCTGAAGTATAAAGATGAATCTTGGGGTAATGAGAATTTGATGCAATGTTATGGACCATATGTTCACAATATTTTTAAAGAAAACGAAATCTTTAATGTTGGTGTTCTTGGTGGTTCGGCAGAATATATCAAAGACTTGGTATTCAACATTTTTACCAATGCCACCAACAGACCAATACCAATCGTTGACCAAGCTGTATTCAACGTATTAATCCAAACACAACCATACAAAGATATTGTCTTACAAGCAACACAGGCATCAGGTTGGGCTTGTCAAGCAGGTACGGTTGCGGATCCAACCAAGATGGACATATTCAGGCCAAATCTACTAGAAGATGAACCTATGTTTGTTGATGGTACAGTATTAACTTCAACTGGTAAACCATTCTGTATTGTACACCAATATGACCGTGTGCCATCATGGAAACAACACGTAATGGAAAAATACAAACAGGAAGATCCAAATAACTTTTTTACTTACAGGACAACATAATGAGTGATATAATTAAATTTGATACAGTAACACAAGCATTTGGTATTGATAGAACCTTCAAGTGTTCTGGTTATGGTCTTGGTGCCATGGTTGCAAAGATGCAGAATCCAAAAGTGATTGAAATTGGTTGTGATATTGGTGATACAACACAATTCTTATTGGATAGTAATCCATCATTAGAACTTGTTGGTATTGATCCATATGAAAACTATGTTGATTGGAATGGTAATAATCTAAATGAACGTGAGCAAGTTTATAATAGATTCGTTGATAGACTAAAAGGTTACACCAATCGATTTAGTTTGTACCGTAAATATTCCGATGACATACATCAAATGTTGCAAGATGAATCATTTGATTTGATTTTCATTGATGGTTTACATGAATATAATCAACTGACTAAAGATTGTGCAAATTACTATTCTAAATTAAAAGAAGGTGGTATCTTTGCTGGACATGACTACAATGCTATTGAAGGTGTTCGTAGAGCCGCAGATGAGTTTGCTGCTAAAGTTGGCAAAGAGATTCTTATTACAGAATGTGATGTTTGGTACTGGATTAAGTAATGAAAAGTTGTATAGTATTATCAGGTCAATATCGTACATTTGACCAAACATGGAAAGGCATCAAAGAGTTTATTGATTTAAACAACTTGGATGTTTATTGTCATTTATGGACAGATAATCTGGAAGAAGTTAAAAATGTTTCTGATAGATTGAATCCAGTAAAAATAGATTTTAGTAATCCAAAAAACTATGAAAATCAATTTAATGAAATTGAACATAGGATTCGTCTAGCACACACCAAAAGTCCAAACCAAGATAAGTTGGCAGGTAATGCTTCTATGAATTTTAGTCGTAAGAAGGCATTTGAACTGATTCAAGAATCATATGATATGTTAGTATACTGCCGATATGATATTCGTTTCAATAAAATGTTTGAGTTTACTAAACTTGATATGTTGTTAACACCTTTGGAAGAATCATATAATCTTATATCAGATATATTTGCCATTATGCCATTCAAAGATGCTAAACATTATTTTATCTATGACCAATATGAAAGATTACACTCAACACAATTTGAACCTGAGTTTGAACATCATATGAGAGATGTAAGACAGTATGGTGATGAGAACATGAGAATTCATATGAATGAGAGATACTGTCCTCATATGATGTTGCTGCGTAATATATACATGAATGGTGTGAAACACATTAATACAAACCAACTAGCGGTGTCATTACAGAGATGAAAATAGCATTATGTTTTTCTGGTCAAGCCAGAGCATTTGAAAAAGGTTACGAATATTACAAACGTAATCTTTTAGACCATTATGATGTAGATGTGTACATTCATACATGGAAGTTTCCTGATGAAGATAAATTAACTGAGTTATATAAACCAGTTAAGATACACACACAAGTGCCACCTCTCGGTGACTTTGATAATAAGTATACAAACACACCGAATGCGGAGAAACATCCTCCACGGTTCACCTATCGTATGTTATACTCAACATATGTGTGTAGTCATTTAATTGAAGGTGATTATGATTGGGTGATTAAGGCACGTACCGATTATGCTCTGAATGTGGTGATACCGTTCAATGAGTTAGACAATAATCAATTGTATGTACCAAACTGTCGAATGGTACCTGAAAGAGACTTTGGAAATGACCAATTTGCTTTTGGTTCAAAGAAAACTATGATGGATTATATGTTAACTTATATCAACATTGACAAATATTATGATGCAGGAAATCAGTTTATTGGTGAAGACCTGATGAGAGCAAATCTACATGAACACAACTTACGATTAACATATGTTGATATGAATAATCCATTTCCACCAGGCAATTATAATGGTTCATGGCATTCCTTAATTCGTGATGATATTGAGCAATGGAAAAAGTTGTAAAGGAATTAACAGGCCATTCCGGTAGTCAAATCTTTTTGGTGGAAGGTGATAGAGGTTTATACGTTAAAAAAGTTAATAACGTTGAAAGAAACCTAGAGAGAATGACAGAACTGTTTGAGAGGTGTTATCCTGTACCTGAGATATATCATGCAGAAGAAAATCTTTTGCATATGCAGTATATCCATGGATTAGATATGAAAACATATTTAATTCACAACAACACAAGTTCGTTAATCAATTTCATTACCGATACAATAGATTCTTTTTCTGATAATTCTGTTTATAAAGATTATACCAATACATATATCAAAAAACTGGAATGGATGTTAGATGATAAAAGTCTACCATTTACAAGAGATGAACTGATTGATAGGTTACCAAAGAACTTACCACAATCAACATATCATGGTGACTTGACATTAGAGAATATCATATATCGGACTAGTGGTGGTTTCTATATGATAGATGCAGTAACAGTAGAATACGATTCATATATATTTGATGTTGCAAAGATGAGACAAGACCTTGAATGTAAATGGTTTCTCCGTAATACAGATATAAGGCTTGACACTAAACTCCAACACATAAGAGATAAATTAAAGAGATGGTATCCAGATGCATTTGATGATTCACTTTTAATATTAATGTTATTAAGAGTGTATCTACACACAAAACCTGGAGATAAAGATTATGATTTCGTTATGAAAGAGATAAAAAGATTATGGAAATAATTGTACCAGCCGCTGGTCTGTCTACCAGATTCCCCGATATGAAACCGAAGTATCTCTTATATGATTATAAGCACGATATGATGTTGATTAATGCTTTGCGTCCTTTTATTGACCGTGGTGACAGAATCCATATTGGTATATTGAGAGAACATGAAGAAAAGTATAATGTCACAGAACAAATTAAACATGAATATAAAGATTGTTTGATTCATATACTGAACAAACCAACCAGAGGTCCAGCCGACACAGTATATCAAATCATCAAGATGGCTGGTCTACACACATCTGAAATCTTCATCAAAGATTGTGATAGTTATTTTGACCATGAGTTTTCTGATGGTAACTATGTCTGTGTGTCCAAAATATCACAACATGAGGTATTGAAGAAACTTTCTTCTAAGAGTTTTACTATCTCCAATAATAATGGTATCATTACAGACATTGTGGAGAAAGAAGTTGTATCCGATACATTCTGTGTTGGTGGTTATAAATTCTCCTCAGCCATGATGTTCAAAAAAGAATTTGAATCTCTAACCTCAGATAGAGAATTGTTTGTTTCGGATGTTATTGGTCGTTGTATTAGTGACCTACAGATGTTTACGGAGAAGTTGGCGACTAACTATGTTGATGTTGGAACTGCACAAGACTGGTTTGAACATAATGACAAACCTGTAATTTTCTGTGATATTGATGGTACAATCATCAAAGCACAAGGCAGAGTTGGTGAAAATTCATATGATAAAGAAGTAGTTCCATTAGTTAACAATATAAAAAGACTTTTAGAGTTACAGGCAAATGGTGCTCAATTCATCTTCACAACTGCCAGAGAAAATGACCAAACATCAAAAACCAGAGAGATGTTATATTCTTTGGGTTTTAAAAGTTTTAATTTGTTGTGTGGTTTACAGAATTCTAAACGTATTCTGATTAATGATTACAATAATGCCAACCCATATCCTAGAGCCGAAGCAATTAATCTAAAACGTGATTCCGACAATCTAACTGATTTTCTATGATACCCAATAAAAATCTATTCATAGTCACATCATCACTTAAACCTAATATGGGTGCCTTTAGTGATGGCGATAGGTTTGCTCAGACTATTGCTTCTTTGAAATCCATTCGTAAACGTTTTCCATCAGGTTTTATTGTATTTTCGGATGTATCATTAAGACCAGTCTCCGACCTAGAAAGAGAATCAATTGCTCGTTTATGTGATGCTTATATTGATATGAGTGAACAACCAGATATAAGAAAATGTTCAGAAAACCAGATGAAAAGTCATGCAGAAAATCTGTTAATGTTCTTCACTTTACACACATTGAAACAAAATAATCTATTAAAAGATGTGAAAAGAATCTTTAAATTCTCAGCAAGGTCTGAACTTGAAGATACTTTTGATATCAAAGAATATGATGACCTATTTGGTAAATATGTCTTTAAAAAATCAATTCCAAGTTGGATGCCTAATAATACTGGCAGTCTGTTTATTACCAGAATGTTCTCCTTCTGTATATCCTTATTAGACAATTATCTTCTTGTCATACAGAAAAATCTGCCATTATTGGACAAATTTGACACCGAACATGCTCATTGGATAAACATACCAAAAGAGTATCTGGTCGAATTTGACAAGGTTCATTGCTGGGGCTGGCTGGCCGGTAACGGTCAAATCGAACATTATTGACAACTATATATCGGATCGAACAATTCACATTTTTGTTGGTCTGTGGTATAATCTATTATAAATAACCTTACAGGCAACCAAAGTGTGTTGCATTTCTAAAGGTATAATCTATGTTAACATTTCAATCTTTCCTGAAGGAAGAAGCCGAAGGCGGCGAACTCAAACACATTCACCATGCGGAAGACCGTCCATTGATGCACGGCCATGCTGGTTTTGAACATGCTCATGGTGCTCTGATGAAGGCACATGAACATATGATGGCTGGTGCCAAGAGTAGCAATCTGACCATGAAATATGATGGTTCTCCGTCTATTATCTTTGGTCACCACCCTAAAAATGGTAAGTTTTTTGTTGCCACCAAGTCAGCATTCAACAAGAATCCAAAGATTAATCATACAGAAGCAGATATTGAAAGAAACCATGGCCATGCACCTGGTCTTGTAAAGTCACTTAAACATGCTCTCAAACACCTACCAAAAGTAACACCTAAGACTGGTGTTTATCAAGGTGACTTGATGCACCATGCCGACACCAAGGTGTTGAAAGAAGAACATTTGTTTGAGGCTGCAAAAAACAAAGTTTCTTTTACACCAAACACAATTACGTATACTGCTCATGGTCCAGAAGCAGCAAAGATTAAGAAATCTAAGGTTGGTGTAGTAGTTCACCAAAAATATAATGATGACATGACTTCTGCCTCTCCTCATGTTGACCATGAAAACTTTAAAGAGCATCCAGATGTTCATATTCACGGTGCAGAACATGATACAGCTAAGGTCAAACATTCACCTGAGAATCAGTCTGGTTTTCATAAACACATGGCCGCTGCTAAAGAAATCCATGATACACATGGTCATAAAATGTATGATGCGATTCATCCAGAACATTCTGGTGAAACTGGACATTTATCAACATATATTAATAAAACAGTTCGTACAAATGAAGTTCCTTCTGTCAAAGGTTTCAAAGAACATCTAAAAGATGTACATGAAAAGAAAGCAGCCAAAGCTAAAACACCAAAAACCAAGGCTGAAAAAACAGGTGAAGGTGCCAAACAAATTGCTCATGTAGAAAAGAATAAATCACATTATGGTAACTTATTGACTATGCATCATCACCTACAACAGGCCAAGAATCATTTAGTTAATTCTTTAGAAACACATGAGGGAAGATATCAACACCACATCGAGGGTAAGAAATCTAAACCAGAAGGTTTTGTTATTCACCACGAAAACGAACCAACCAAATTGGTAAATCGTGCTGAATTTGCCAGACAAAATTTATTAAAGGTAAGAAAATGAATAGCATACAACTTAACATTTATTTAAAAAGAGCAGGTTTATTGATTGAAAATTTTGGTGATGACCATGACTTTTCAAGTTTAAAACCATTTCATTCCTATTCAACTAAAGATGGACATAAAATTGATGTTCATATGTTTAATAATCCAAATGGAAAACACGCTATATTCTTTAATAAAAACTTAAAAGGTATAACGAAATTGGTACATTGGGGTAGTGAAGCTGAGCATCCTAGCAAAAAAGAATTAGAAAAAGCAGGTCATGATGAGGAGGAAGAACATTTGAATGAAGATAAAAAAGAACCAGGTCTGTTAGGTGATACTGCTGGTAAAATTACCGAACATTCTGCTGTTATTCATTTGATACATCATATGCACCAACAACACGGTACATATGGTTCACCTGAACATAAAAAAGATATAGCACCACATCAAAAAGCATTAAATGATTTGAAAGCTAAATTCGCTAATACACCAAAGAAAAAAGCACAAGCTAAAGTCCGTGAACACCATGGTAAAACTGCTGCGGATGCAATGGTGGAAACATTAAAGCAAAAACATGGACCACACGTTAGAATTGCTGCCGTTGGTCACACATCAAAACCTGGTGACATAGGTCGATTCACTAAAGGAAAATATGACGATGGGCAAGAAAATCCATCTGACATTAGTGTAAGTACATATGTTCCTGGTCATTTAAAAGAAGCATTTGGTGAAGGCCACGAATTGAGCCATGAAGGTTTTTCATTAAAATCATCTGCTAAAAAAGGTAATATTACCACTAAAAATCCAGCAATACATTTTGACCATGAGTTGAATCATCCAACAAGAAGTTTGGGTACAGAACATGTAGCCAGAACAGGTTTAAAATCAGTACACCATCAAATGGGTCATGGTGATAAATCTGCTGCCGAGAGGGGTAGAATCATTGACAAGGTCAGAGAAAAAGAAGGAGTACCTAATCGTTCTTCTGTTGAAAAGAAAGCAAGTGATTTGGCTAAACCAGTTCACGTTGATACCGCAAAAGAATTTCATGACCATGTACATCACTTGTTAAACCATCCTGATGTTGGAGATGAAGGTCATAGGAGAATTGGTTCGTTATTGAAGAAACATTTAACTCCACAAACAAAGATGCCTTGGTCTAAGGTTAGTGTTTCTGGAGATAGTGAAAGTAAAACAAAAGCAGCCGTCACTCCAGGAAATGACCATCCATTGAATAAGATTTTCAATAATAAGAAATCAAAATATGCTGTTACACGAAATGGTGCCAACGTAACAATTCATCATGTTGAAAAGGATGGTTCACATACACCTTTAGCACATTACAGACCAAAAACTAACAGTAACGCTCTAAAATCGGATACCTCAAATTGGACAGTAACTCCTGCTTACTCACATTAAAACATGAAATCGTTTTTAGATTTATTGCAGGAAGATAAAAGTGGTGATGTTCATCACGTTATGGCCTTTGGTCGTATGAATCCTCCTACAACTGGCCATTTGAAAGTAATTGATAAGGTCAAAGAAGTTGCTGCGAAACATAATGCTGGACATACTGTTGTAACATCACATTCACAA